TCACCAGACCTCGCTGGTGTGCAAGCCCTGAGCACCACTGGTCAGCAACCCTTGAGCACCATGGTGCGTAAGCCCTACACACAAGATGTAGATGTAGATGTAGATGTAGACAAGGATAAGACGCAGACGAAGACGCAGACGGCACCTCCCGCACCGCAGCATGGTACGCAACCCCTACAAGCCGCGCCAACGACGGCGAATGGGAAATACACCCTTAACGACGAAGGCGAGTGGGGCGGCGTCAGCGAGGCGCAGCGCGCGCGGTGGCAAGAGATGTTCAGCGAGATGAGCGTGCCCGACCAGATCGAGCGCGCCGGGGCGTGGCTCGTGGCCCATGCCGACCAGCGCAAGCTCTACACCGAGCGGGGCGAACTCGCCGAGTATCTGATCCGGTGGCTGCTGCGCGAAGACCGCGAGCGCACGGGCCGTGCAAAGGGAAGCCCTGATTCGCAAGGGAAAAGGTGACGTGCTAACGCGGCCACTCACACCCCGACCCCGATGGTACCCGGCCAAGGCCTACGCCCAGCGCCTGAGGTGGCAGCGTGTGGACCTCGCGCGCTACGGTGCGCTGCCCCGGGCCAAGCTCGCGCGCGCCCCCAGCAGACCCCCCGGGGTCGAGCCCGCAGGCGGGGTGGTCGAGAGAAATAACCGTCCCCTCCCTTTCCCGGCCGGTGGGCCCGTGGACCATTGATAGCACATGCTATGAAGTGTCCCAAGTGTCGCAAGCACATGGCCGAGGGTGCGGTGGCGCACGGGTGTGGGTGGAGGGTGGTGGTCCCCCACACTCGGGAGGCTGTGGGTATTCCGGCGAGTCGGGAGGTAGCGGTGGCGGCGATTGCGCGTGTCAGGGAAATCCTGACGGGGGTGTCGGGGAAGCAGGACACGGTGCGGGCGAATATGAAGCGCAGTGCGAGGGAGGTGTCGCTTTTGAGCGACGTGGGGCATGGGGATTGTGCGTGCGAGGTTTGTTGCGCGGAGCGGGCTCGGCGGCGTGCGGAGAGGGGGGCGGGTGTGTAGCAGGTGCTCTTGACAGGATTCGCTGAACGGGTGCAGGCTGTGCGGTTCGCGAGGGGAAAAAGACCAATGGCATGGGCGGTGAGGTTACGAGGGGAGGTGCGTGATGGGGAGCTTCGGCAGTGGGACGAGCCGTGGTGGCTGATGCAGTGGGCTGATGCGGAGTGTGCTCGGTCGGTGCAAGCCGAGCACGCGCAGGTTTTCGAGGGTGAAGCCGAGGCGGTGCTTGCGATTGCGAGGACGCCGTGGGTTGGGGAACTGGTTGAGGTGTGACATGGGGAGTGAGCGGATGAGCGCGATGCCGAGGTTATCGAAGAAGCGGGTGGAGCAGTACCGGCGCGTGGGCGTGTGCAACGGGGCGAAGTGTCGCGAGGAGGACAAGCTGCGCGATGTGCCGCTGTGGCGCATTGGGGATGATCGCTGGCGGTGTGCGCGGTGTCACAAGGACGAGACGGGGAGCTTGCCGTGATTGAGCTTCGACGCGGTCTGCCCGAGCTACCGGCGCGCGTGGCGAAGTTGCCGCTTGATCCGCGCGGCTATCCGATCCCGTGGTTCGTCGGAGTGGTCGAGGGCAAGCGCGATTTTCGTGTGGCCGATGGTCGCAAGCGTGTGATCGCCGTGAATCAGAAGCGGTGCTGGGTGTGTGGTGAGCCGCTCGGGAAGAACTTCGCTTTCGTGATCGGGCCGATGTGCGCGGTGAATCGCAACACGAGTGAGCCCCCGAGTCACGTCGACTGCGCGACCTTCGCCGCGCGTGCGTGTCCGTTCCTGTGCTTGCCGAAGTCCGACTACCGCAAGCCCCCCGAGGGCGGCAAGATGCTCGTGGGCTCACTCGATGGCAACCCGGGGGCGTGCGCGGTGTGGATCACCAAGAGCTACAAGCCCTACATCGTCCCGGGCACCAAGGCCGAGTGGCTGATTCGGATCGGGCCCGCGACCGAGGTGCTGTGGTTTGCTGAAGGCAAGATGGCGAGCCGCGCGCAGATCGAGGAGTCGTTCAACCGGCGACTGCCGCTGTTGCGTGAGGTCGCAGAGCGCGAGGGCCCCGAGGCGTGCGCGTATCTCGACCAGCAGGTGGACATCGCGATGAAGCTCTTGCCCGCATGAAACGCTGGCCGATCATTCGACACATCCGCTACCTCGTGCTGCGTGCTCGCGTGTACGAGTGGGCGCGGTGGTGGGGCGACGTCGGGATCGGGCTGGGTGTGCCGAACGAGAGCGATCTCGCGCAACTGGAGCGCATTTGGAACGGGGACGCGTGAAGACGATCGAGATCGAGGCGCTGGCCGAGGCTGCGCCGCTCGTCGCCGTGGTGCAGGCGTGGCGCAACTTCAAGCGGTGGCACGACGTCGAGGCTGCGAGCGTGTGCTGCTGCAAGCACACGAGGAAGCTCTTCGACACGCTCGATGAACTGGAGAAGGAGATTCTCGACCTGTGACTTACCTTGAAGGCATCGAGCGCGAGTGCGTGCGGCTGGGGCTACCTGCGAGCGTGGCACAGAAGCTGTGGGAGTACCTGTTGCCGTTTTGGCTCGATCACTTCACTGGCCGCGTGCCGATCTGCGATGCGCGCATGATCATGGCGGCGCTATGATCGACACCTCGTGGATCGAGCCGCACCTGCGCGCGATGCGACGCTGGGAGTATGGGCTCGTCGCCGCCTTCGGCTGCGATGTGTTCATCGCCGCGTACTGGATCACCGACCCGATCGGCCCGCTGTGGACGCAGACACTCGCCGTGATCATCAACATCGCTGCTGCGGTGTACGTGTGGGATGTGGCGAAGAAGAGCGACCACCGCCGCGTGCAGTTGCTCGATCTGCAGCGACGCGCGAGCGAGTTCAACCGGATTTTCCCGTGACCACGTACGACTGGACGCTCGCCGGGGTAGCACTGGCCGCTCTGCTTGCGCTGGTGTACACGCTATGGCGGCGTTGACCTACCACGAGCGCGTTGCCCGCGCGATGAAGCGCAGCTATTCGGCGGGCTCGATGAACTCCTACGAGACGATCCTCGCGGCGCTGCACGAGAAGTTCCCGAGCGAGGACGCGCTGCGCGTCGAGGTGACGAAGATCGAGGTGCGCCTCAAGGAAATGGGCATGATGCCGCTCGAAATGCACTTCCCCGACGACGCGGTCTTCGATGACGATGAACGTGGACTTGCGTGATGGGCTGTACCAAGTCACGGCGCGCTACCTGTGCGGCGGGTTCGTGGTCGAGGGCGGGCGCGTGACGCACTGCGCGCCGATCCTGCGCCAGCGCCTGTCGCACTGGGTGCGCCTCGCTCGCCGGGTGCCCGATCGCGATGTCCCACGATGGCGCGCTCGAATCGAGGGCTGGAACGATGAGTAAGCCGCGACGCAAGGTGCTGAACGTGCGACTCCCGGTCAGGATCATCCGCGCCGTGCGCCTCATCGCCAAGCGCGCCGGGACCACGCAGACCAACGTCGTCAACGTGCTGCTCGTCGTGGCCTTCATGCACTTGGAAGAACAAAATGCTGCGTCTATCCGCGACTCAATTCGACGCGCTCAAGCGCGGTGAGCGTCCGAAGCGCGAGCCGCGCGGCAGGCGCTGGGAGGACATGCTCGCCGCGCAGCTTGCTGCAGCGGGCATCGGCTTCGAGCGCGAGTTTCACTTCGTGCCGACTCGGCGGTACCGCTTCGACTTCCGCATCGGCGTCGACCTCGCGGTGGAAATCGAGGGCGGGGTCCATGGGCTCAAGCGCCAGTTCCGCTCGGACCTTAGCAAGCACTCCCTCGCGCTCCTGCACGGCTGGCGCGTCTTGCGCGTGTCCCCCGAGCAGGTGAGGACCGGCGAAGCCGTGAAGCTCATCATCCTGTTGCAAGCAGGAGCGTGCAGACGCTGTAGCTGATCGCTTGACACGCCCGCAAAGGGCGAGTAAAAGCCTGCAGGATGCGCGCCGGGGTTCCCGGCATATCGGCATGGCCTGCAAAGCCCTCCCGAACGGCGCTGGGTGATCCCGGGGCGCGCCAGATTCGAGGGGGCCCTCATGTCCATCGTCGCGGTCGTGCTGCAGGTTCTCGCCGTCGTGTGCTTGTTCCTCGCCGCGTTCGCCGTGAAAGTGCCCCACGTTGACGCGGTCGGTTGGCTCGGCCTCGCGTTCTTCGTGCTCGGGGTCGTGCTGCCGATCCTCAAGCTCTAGCCCATGCCCTCCTCGACCACGAAGCAGGCCCGGACCATGGCGGGCGCGGCCCACAATCCCGAGTTCGCGAAGAAGGTCGGCATCCCGCAGTCGGTCGCCCGCGACTTCAACCAAGCCGACAAGGGCTCGCAGTTGCTGCATCAGGCGATGAAGGCGAAGCACCTGCGCTCGCGACAGCCCGCCGAGGAGCGCGCTGAAGGCAAGCTCGATTCACCGGCTGAAGATCGGGCCGAGATGTGAGCGACGAAGTCGTCCGCGAGTTCCCGCTCGGCAAGAAGAAGTTCTCCTCCGAGTACCAGCCCGAGCCCGGTCGCTCGGGGATCGGGCGACGCATGCAGACCGAACTGCGCCGCACCTTTCTCGATGTGTTCGACGACTTGGGCGCGCGTCTGTGGCTCAAGCAGTTCGTGTTGAAGAACGACGAGAACGCGCGCGTGTACGTGAACGGGCTGCTTCGCATGATGCCGCTCGAAATCCAGCAGCAGATGGACGCCACGCTCATCGTCAAGATCGTCTCGCAGGTTGGAGCCGACACCGAGGTCAACCTCGGACGTGAGAAAAGAATTCGCGAGGACGCGGTCACACCGCCAGCGCACCCGATCGCGTTGGAACACGACCGCGTTTCTCGCGATCCCGCATGACAGAAATCGCGATCCCCAACGGCTTCACGCCGCGCAAATATCAGGCGCGCGCGATGCTCGCCTTCGACGCGGGCTTCAAGCGCGGCGTGTACGTGTGGGCGCGGCGCTCGGGGAAAGATGTCACCTTCATGCACCAGATCGCGAAGATGGCGCACAAGCGGATCGGCACGTACTTCCACATGTTGCCGACCTTCACGCAGGCCAAGCGCAACGTGTGGGACGCGATCGACGATCAGGAGCGGCGCATCCTCGACCACGTCTTCCCGCCGATCCTGCGAAAGACGACCAACGAGACGGACCTCAAGCTGCAACTGAAGTGCGGCTCGGTGTACCAACTCATCGGCGCGGACAGCTACAACCTCGTTGTGGGCGCGAACCCGATCGGCTTGGTGATGAGCGAGTACGCGCTGATCGACCCGAGAGCGTGGCAGATTTTCCGCCCGATCCTGCAGCAAAACGGCGGCTGGGCCGCGTTCATCGGCACGCCGCGCGGCTACAACCACTTCCACGAGCAGCTTGAGATTGCCAAGCGCGAGCCCGACTGGGACTGGAGCGTGATCGACGCGATTGACGCCGGGTACATGACACAGGGGGACATCGACCGTGAAATCCGCACCGGGATGCCTGAGGAACTCGCGCGGCAGGAGTACTTGGTTGACTTCAGTGCTGCGAATGTTGGAGCGATACTTGGCTCGCGCATCGAGCACGCCGAGAAGGACGGGCGCATCGCGGATGC